GTGCGGACACCACTACGACGCTCAGCAGTATCGCCATAGTGAATCAAGGCTCGGCGCCCGGTGCGATCCAAACGGTGCCGATTTACGGTGCGGTGCTCAATCCGCAGGATGCTGCGACTTACAGCGTCACGGTGCCAACGATTGGTGCTGGTCCCGTCGGAGGGCTGAGTGGGGCGCAGGTCTGGTACACTGCGACGGGCAGCACGGGCGATCCGCTCGCGGGGCGGATGGTCCAAGACGAGAGTGGCGCGTCGCAAGGGGTCTGTCCGGTGGCGTACTACCCTGGCGCTTCGTCATGGACGATTCAGCGGCAAAGCAGCGTCCCGTTCCGTGTCGGTGACTCGCTCGCGGGAAGTGGCACTTCGCAGGCGGTCGGCTTCGAGTGGACGGGATTCAACACGGTCACGCTCACCGTCGAAGTGACGGCGACCGACGTCAGCAACACCGGCGTCTACACGGCGCGCGTGCGGGCGAGCTTCAAGAACGACAGCGGCACGATCCGGCAGGTCGCGAGCACGCTCGTCGACGACCCGATCTACGACGCGTCGATGGCGGACGTGTCGATCACGCTCACGACGGACGGCACGAACATTTACCTCACGTACACGAACGGTGCCCTCATCGGCGCTGACACGATCACCTACCAGTTCCTGATCACACCGGAGTTCCTCTGATGCACACCCTGAAGACCCCCTACGTGATCACGACGAGCGCGGGCGGAAAGACGACAACGCTCACGGTCGTCGGGTTCGACTGCCGCACGTCGATCGTGCGCGGGAAGACAGAGAGCTGCGCACCGATGTTCTACGACAGCACGAAGAAGCCGGTGCCGGCGGGCGTCGTGCCGACGACAGCGACGCCAAAGCAGATCGCTGCGGCTCGAGCGGCAATGGACGCACTCGGGGGCGGGCCCGCGGGGGAATCGCACGCTGCGCACGGGGCGCGGTGCGAGGTCGCCTACGTGCTGGCGGTGTACGGGATCTCGTAGTTTGGAGCGCCTGAGCTACGGTGGACGACATGCCCATCGTGGATGCGAAGGACAATCCGACGCCGCTCGCGCCCGAGGATCTTGCGCGGGGATACGCAGACGTCGCGTTCGGCTACCACAAGCGGCTTCCTGCGCTCGAAGCGTCCATTGAAGAGGTTCGAAGTATTGCGATCGCGTCGCACGGGATGCACGCAAGGCTCGCCCAGCGGATCGAGGACGTTGCGAGTGCAGTGAAGGCGGGTCCCCCTACAACGGTTCCGACTGTCACGACCGAACCGCCGTTCGAGTTGCGCTATCACGCGACGGCGACGGGCAGTCACGTCACGATCGAGGTGAACGAGCTTGAGCGGATGAAGACGAAGTTCGCGGAGCGTGAAGCCGAGGAGCGGGGCGCGAAGGAAGCGCTCGCGGAGCTGCACGCCACGGAGGAGCGCAGGGCGAAGCAGGCGAAGGAGACCAGGGAGAAGGTCACCCTCGTCCTCGCGCTCGTGCTCGCGGTCTGCTCGGCAGCGGCGTGGGCGCTCGGGCACGTGACGGCATCGCTCGCGCACTAGCCCTCGAGCGAGGGGAGCGGGTAGGTTCGTCGCGATGGCATACGCAGTAGAGCCGCACGCGGTAGACAACCCCGCGCACTCCCCGGTGAACTTCGGGTCGGGGTTCTCCGCGCGCACGCTCCTCAACAGCGAGCGGTTCCAGATGCTGCAGCGACGCGAGAGCTTCGCGGAGTGCACGCAGCATCATCACAAGCTCGTCGACTTCGACGGCAACCTGCGTGCACCGGGGCCCCCGACGTCGGTGCCGATGTTCTCCGCCGCGCCGGCGCCGTTCTTCGCGCCCCTCTCGCAGCGCTACCCCCGCGCGCAGTATCCGCTGGCGAAGCTCATCGACCGCGCGTTCTCGAGCATGCTCTTCGGAGAGGATCGGACGCCGAAGTTTTCCTACCCGGGGGATGATGACGCGTCGGACTTCGCTGAAGCGCTGGCGACGTCCTCGGATCTTTGGGCGAAGCTCTTTCAAGCTCGAAACTGGGGCGGGGGCTGCGGCACGGTGGGGCTCAGCTGGTGCTACAACGAGGGCAAGCCTCGGGTGGAAGTGCACCGCGCGAAGCATCTCTTTGTGCACGAGTGGGCGGACCGGCAAGAGCTGGTGCCAGCGGAGGTGAGCGAGGTCTACACCTACCCGTTCGAGGAGTGGGACGAGAAGAAGCAGAAGTTCGTGATGAACTGGTACTGGTACCACCGGTACTGGGACGCGGACCGCGACATCCTGTTCCAGGCGTGCCCCGTGCGCGTTGACGGCAAGGTCGTCGAACCGGTGTGGATCCCCGAAGAGGTTGTCGAGCACGGCGACGGAGCGGCGCACTTCATCTGGATCCAGAACATCCCGCACGACGAGATCGACGGGCTGCCGGACTACGACGGGCAGTACGACGACTTCAACGACCTCGACGTCGTCTACAGCGTGCTCACGCGCGGGACGACGCTGAACCTCGACCCGACGCTCGTGCTGAAGATGGACCCGGCGCTCCTCGCGATGAGCCGGACCATCGCGAAGGGCTCGGACAACGCGCTCAAGGTCGGTGCTGACGGTGACGCTCACTACCTCGAGATCTCGGGCACGAGCGTGACGGCGGGGCTCGCGCTCTTCGAGGCGAAGAAGGCAGCGATCCTTGAGGTCGCTCAGTGTATCCTCGCGGACCCGAACGAGATGGCGGTCTCGGGCATCAGCTCCATCGCGCTGAAGATCATTTACGCGCCGATGCTCGCGGCAGCGAACGTGCTCCGGAGCACGTACGGCAAGGGGATCAAGCAGCTCATCGGGCAGATGATGCGCGTGGCGCGCGATCGTGAGGACGAGGAGATCGTGAAGCTCCCCCCGCGCGTGAAGAACGAGCCGGACCCGCAGACGGGTGAGAAGCAGGAGGAGCTTGAGGACCGGAACCCCGGCGAGAGCGAAGACCTCGACCTCAAGTGGCCGCAATACTTCCAGGCGACGGCGACGGATCGGACCGCAGAGGTTGCATCGCTCAGCACTGCAGTGGGGGCGAAGCAGATCCTCAGCGTGCAGACGGCGAACGAGGAAGCTGCGAAGGCGTACGGGCGGGACGCGAGTGAGGAGTGGAAGCGGCTGCAGATCGAGAAGCAGAGCGACCACGAAACGGCAGCGGCAGCCTTCGCAGACGCGGACGCCGGCGGGCGCACGGTCGAGATGCAGAAGAGCCTTCCGGACGAGGGGCACCTCAAGATCACGAGCACGGGGGAAGCGGACAAGCCCCCTCCCCCTCCTCCGGGGATGCACCCGGGGATGCCAGGAATGCCGGGGGCCCCGCCGGGGACGCTAGGCGCCCCGGGTGGCGCTCCTCCGGGCGGGGGTGCACCACCGGGGGGTGGCGGAGCACCGAAGCCGCCAGGGGGCGCCCAGGCACCGGCAAACCCGGTCCCCGGGGCTCCCGGGGCCAAGTACCCCATCGGACCGCTCAAGGCACCGAAGCCCCCCAAGTGAGCTTGCGGTTGACCGCAAGGGGTAGAGTCGAGCCGTGCCCGATCCGCTCAGCCCGGTAGACCTCCTCCGCATCGCGCAGACGGATGCGACTTCCTACGCGGAGGGGTCGGAGGGGACGAAGGCGCTCCTCGCGTTGCTTCTGAACGCACAAGAGGATCTCGAGGAGCGGCTAGCTCAGCGGTTCGCGACGCAGTTCGCGCGGCAGAAGACGACCGCGGAGGAGCAGCAAGAGGACACGTTCACGAACGCTCAGATGGAGGTCACGATGGAGCAGCTGCTGCACGTGACCAAGCACCTCGTGAAGCATCTCAAGGGGCACTTCCGGAAGCGTGCGATGCGCGCGGCAAGGAAGGCGGGGCCCGCGACGCTCGAGTATCTCGAAGCAGCGGAGAAGAAGTTCACGGGCATCACGCAGCAGCTCGCGATCGACGAAGCGATGATGCTCGACGCCGCGGTCGCGGGGCAGGACGCGACCATCATGCGACGGCTGATGACGACGCACCCGGACGGCAAGGGGGGCGGCATCCTGCAGCGCTACGGGTTCGAGGTCGTGAACAAGTTCGAGCGCGAGCTGCGCGTGGGCGTCATCACGAGGAAGCCGTTCGCGAAGGTGATGGATTCGCTCATCGAGGAGTCACCGTTCCTGAAGTCGCACCCGCGTACGTGGGCGGAACGCATCGTCAGGACCGAGACGCTTGGCGCGTACAACCGAGGGGCTCACCAGGCGATGCGGAAGGCGAACGACGTGTTGGGCGACATGGTGCGCATCCTCGTCGCGACGTTCGACAACCGCACGGGCGCAGACTCGTACAACGTGCACGGTGAGATCCGGCGGATGACGGAGCCGTTCGAGTACGTGAACTACCTCGGGGAGCATGAGATGTTCATGATGCCCCCGAACCGACCGAACGATCGTGAGGTCATCGTGGCGCACCGGCTCTCGTGGCCGATCCCGCGGAGCTTCCGTCCCCGGAGCACGATCGCCGTTCAGAGCGCGTACCAGCGGCAGAAGCTGAAGTATCACGGTCGTCCGCACGTCATGAGCACGGTGACCGTCAAGGTGCCGCGACCGTCCCCCACGGGGTAGACGTGTCGGATGGGCCAGAACCGTCTGCAGGCGTGGGCGAAGACGCCGAACAAGGGCGGGAGCGGCAGCTTCGACGAGGACAAGCATCCGCGCGACGACAAGGGGAAGTTCTCGTCGACGGGCGGAGGGGGTGGCAGCGAGAAGCCCGGTGGCGCGCCCATCGAGGGCAAGCGTGTATGGACGGACAAGCTCCCCGCCGGGATGAAGGCGGAGACGTGGATGAGCCACTACGACAAGAGCCCGTGGGAGGGGGGCAAGCCGAGTGACGAGCGCTACGCCACGATCCACAAGCCGCTCATCGACAAGGCGCTCGACGTGAAGCCCGCCGCGTATGGCGAGCAGAAGATGGCGATCCTGACGATGGGTGCGCCAGCGTCGGGCAAGTCGTCGGCGCTTCGCGGCATCGACACGAGCCGGTACGTGAAGGTCGACCCCGACGCGCTCATGGAGCACATCCCCGAGTACAAGGCTGCGATCGCGGACAGGAACAACACGTTCAGCGGCGCGGCGAACATGGCGCACACCGAAGCCGCGGACATCGGTGACCACGTGCAGGCAGCCGCGATGAAGGCGGGCAATCACCTCGTCATCGACGGCACCGGGTTCAACGCGAAGAGCATGAGTGACCGCATCCAAGCACTGCAAGCCGCCGGCTATCACGTGCACCTTGCGATGCCGCACCTCGAAGCGGAGGAGGGGGAGAAGCGAGCCCTCGCGCGCGCCAACTCAAGTGGCCGCATGGTGCCGCCTGAGTTCGTGAGTGCGGCGTACAAGGTCATCCCTCGCAACTTTGGGCGGCTCGCTCACCTAGCGGATAGCGCGGCGCTCTTCGACAACAGCGGCAAGGCACCGAGGATGGTCTTCGAGACGAAGAAGGGTCACAAGGACACGGTGCACGACCCCGACTTCATGCGGCACTTCCGCGCGAAGCATAGTGGTTAGACTGAAGGCAGGAGGAGCCCATGCCCCACGAGAAGAGCGACAAGAAGAAGGGACGCGACAAGAAGAAGGGACGCGACAAGATGCTCGACGACTTCAACACCGGCTTTCTCAAGTCGATGCGTGAAGAGAACGAGGAGATCGCGAAGGCGCCGAAGGTCCACGACGCCGCGAAGGGCGAGTACCTTCGAGAACCGAACCCGGCGGACGAGCACTAGCCGTCGGCTTGCGGTCGACCGCAACGCAGCGCTACCCGTAGGAAGCGGACGAAGAGACGTCCCTCCTACGGAGTGGTGCCATGGCGAAGTGGATTCTGCTGAACGAAGTCATCGTTGGCGCGCAGCCCTCCGCCGCGACCGTCAGACACTTCCCGGGCGAGACCATCAACGACGTACAGGTGCCGACGGCGCCCATCGTCGCGGGCGGTGGCATCCTTTGGCCCGCGACCGACGCTGTCGTCGCGAACGCGGCAGTCATCGCGACGAGCCTCAAGAGCCGCGGGCAGGGGCAGTCTGCCGTGCTATCGGACATGCTCTTCGCGGCGGTGCTCTACTCGCTCGCGGGTGGGAACACTGGCGCCGTGCTGGGTTCTGCGTTCGCAGGGACCGGCGCACCGGTCATGCCGTTCGCGGTAGACATCCCCCTCGCGGCGCTCAAGGCGCAGACCTCGGGTGTCGCGTTCAACATCGGTGCGGCGCTCCCCACGAACGCGCGGCTCGTCAGCCCGATGGAGATCGACGTCGTCGCAGTGCTCGCCGGTGCGGGCCCCCTCTCGGCTGCGGTTGCGACCATCCAGAACGTCGGAGAGACCGCGGGCGCGCTCGTCGCGAGCACTGACATCTTCGACGCAACCGGCATCCAGGCGCTCGTGGGGAGCAACCCCTACGGTTCGCGCGGCGGGCAGCAGCTGCAGATGACGGCGACGATGACGGGTGGCACGATGGCTGCGCTCACGGCCGGACACCTCTCGGTCCGCGCGCAGTACGTGGTGCTGCCGTAGGAGGAACGCGATGAGCTTCAAGATCAAGGCGCCGCCGGGGGCGGAGAAGCACCCGGCACCGATCAAGGCACCCGCGCAGAAGACGCTCGTGCCGACGTTCTCCGCGAACGATGACGACGCGCGCAAGAGTCAGTCGCCCGACGGTCCTCGAGCGGGCTACACGGTGCTCCCGAGCGGGCAGCGGGCGTTCAAGGACGAGATCCCGTACCCCCCGCCGGTGGCGCCGCCGAAGCCGATGAAGGTACGGTAGGGACCTCGGTAGGGACCTTGCGGTCGACCGCAACAACGAGTGGAGGACGCGATGGCTGGGAATGGCGACAAGAGCGGTGACGGCAAGACGAGCCCCTTCACGGGCGGCAGCGGCGGCACGGGGAACGATTTCCTCAAGAATCCCGGGGGCGCAGGTGGCGGCTCGGGCAACAACTTCCTTCAGAACCCAGAGGGCAAGGGTGAGAAGGGCAAGAGCAACAACTTCGTCGAGAAGGCGGGCGGATCCATGAGCACTCCGGATCAGAAGACGGGCAGCTACGAGAACAAGACGAGCGTGCCCGCGGGCGGCAAGACGCCGTTCATCAAGGGCGGCACGGAGCCAGCGCCCTCGCGCAAGGACCCGAAGGGCGGGTTCGCAGCTGGGGGTGGTCCGGGCGACACGAAGAAGCCGTACAAGGTCAGCTCGAGGTAACGGCACGTGGGATCTCAGATCCAGGTCAACGGCTCCATCACGCAGAGCCCCCCGAACGTCGTGGGTACGACGATCAGCGCGTGGCCCAACGGCACCGTGCCTGCGGGAACGATCCAGATCCCACTGCTTCTCACACCCTCGCCGAAACAGAGCGCGCGGTGCGCCAAGGGCAGCCGCGTTCTCAATTCGCCGTCGAGCTTCCAGGTCATCAGCGGGCTTGGGGCGACCGACGACGTCACCACGGCGGACACGCTCTACCTGAAGTGCGACGGACCGATTCAGCTGCAGCTCACGATGGTGAACCCTGCGGGCGGGAGCCCCATCGTGAGCGTGGTGAACCTTTTCGGGAGCTGCCTGTTGGAGTTTCCGAGCGCGGGCTACCTGACGGGGCTCGCGGCGCAGGGGAACGCGAACCTCGAGTTCCTCATTTCGGGGCCAGCATGAAAGACGCAGATTGGAAGCCACTGTCAGCGTGTTGGAAGGTTCCCTTCCGTCAATATTACGCGGAGACGTTCGGTGGTTGGCTGCTCGGTTGCTGGACGTGTTTTGGTCGCAACTGTTCGTCACAAGCTTCGAGGTTCGCCGTTGACACCAGGTGGGCCCGCTCGACCGTCTTGCGGGGCGAACCCCGCCCCTGATACCGAAGAAGCCACAACCGAAAGAGGACGAGAGCCATGATCACGCAGCCGTACGAGTCACTTCGCCAGGGAATGAACCGGGCGGATCCCAACACGCTCGCTGACATCATGCGCATCCTCGCGGGTGGCGACGTGATGCGCGCCCTGCCCGTTCAGCTGAACGGTGCTTCCGCTGGAACGACCGGCGCGTGCGCGCAGCAGCTCGCAACGCTCGGGACGGTTGTACTCCCCGAGGACGCGAAGGCTGCGGTCATCCTCCGCTGCACCGTGAAGGCGACGGGCTCCGCGGCGCTCGGCGAGTACACGATCGAGCCCTACGGCACGACCCCGTCGTCGACCCAGGTCGCGGTGGCTCCGAACGGAGACATCGTCTTCCTCGGGACCGACCTCGTCACGCAGGCGGACATCCTCTACCTCGTGAAGAAAGGCGACGTCATCGGACAGCTCGCCTACAGCTCCGCGACGCAGAGCGCTGCGGGCGCGGGCTCAGGCATCACGAGCTTGACGCTCTCGGTGAACGCATCGGGCTTCGCAGCGCTCCCCCCGGCGTACTCGGGCAAGGCGATGCTGCTCATGCAGGCGAACGTCACGGCGGGTGCGGTCACGGGGCAGAAGATCATCCTCGTGCCGGCAACCGGAGTCGTCGCGACCACGAAGGCAGCGCTGTCGAAGGACGGCACCGGCATCTGGCTGAACCTCGCGACGGACGCACCGACGCAGGTCGTCGTCGACCTTCTGGTCTACAGCGGCGCGTTCGGCGGATCGGACGTGAACGCGCTGCTCGAAGGACCGTCGGGCGAGGTCTGATCGTCTCGCGCGGAGGCGCGAAGCGAGGGAGTACAGAGCGCCGGGGGTCATCCTCGGCGCTCTTCACATAGGAGGAGGCGAGGATCATGGCAGGAGAGAGCACCGCGGAGGTCTTGGACCCGACCGCGCAGGGCGGCAGCGCAACACCACCAGTAGCGGGGGGTGCGGCAGCGAAGCCGCCGGCGACTCCTCCTGTAGCCGAGCAGCAACCCCCCGGAGCGGACGGTGGGGATGTCGGCGAGCTAGAGCCGGGCATCACGGAGAAGGGCGGGAGGAAGTTCATCTCGATGCCCTACGACTCGTTCAAGAGCCGCGTCAGCAAGATGGCGCGCTCGCAGAACAAGGCGGATCAGAAAGAGCTGATCAAGATGTTCGGGACGGCGGACCCGAAGGCGCTCGCCGCGATCAAGAAGCAGTTCGACGAGTTCAAGGCGGACGCGGACAAGCGTCAGCGCGAGGAGATGACGGACCGGCAGAAGCTCGAAGCGGACCGCGACGCAGCGGTGAGCGCGAAAGAGGTCGCCGAGCGACGAGCGGAGCGGGCTCGAGACCACGTGCGCATCGCGCGCACGGACCAGCACGTGAATCGCGCGGCGAGCGAGCACGTGGCACCGGAGAAGACGGAGATGGCGCTCGCGATGTTCCGTGTGGCGCTGATGGGGATGAGCAAGCGGCGCGCGGACAAGTTGATCGGTCACGAAGCCGATTGGTTCAAGGCGTTCGTGGGGAAAAACCCGGACTGCGCGAAGGGGTCAAAGACTGCAGCTGCAGCGCCCGTGACGGAGCCCGTGGAGAAGAAGCCGGCGAGCAACGGCATCAGCCCGAAGAAGGGCAAGCCGAACGCGACGCAGCCGAACGCAGCGGGCGGCAAAGCAGTGAAGGACATGAGCGCGAGCGAGCTTCGCGCGTACGCGGCAGCGAACAACATCAAGCTGCCGGTGGACATGAGGCTGCTCGGCTAGTCGGTCGTTTTCTTCTCACCGTCGAGCACGCTCTTCTTCACGCGCTCGACGGTGGCGGTGTGCCCTGCCGCAGCTTCGTCCCAGGTGCAGTAGCGATCTTGCCAGCAGTCGTGCGCGCCCCCGAAGACCATCGTCTCGAAGAGGACGGGGGTGTCGCCGCGACCGAAGCTGTACGGGGGTGTCGCCGCGACCGAAGCTGTGGTCGATCCCGAGGAAGACGGTCGACACGTGGATGAATCCTGGTGATCGCGTGGGTGACAGGGTCGCAGCGGTAGGTGCCGAACATGCTTCCATCATGCCGCGGGCTTGACTCGTGTTCACGCGAGCGCGGAGGATGGGCCCCGTAAGCACGACACCCTGACCACCGAACCGACGCGGGTAGAACAGTCGGGTACCGCAGGGGAGACGAGCGCAGCCGCAAGAGCGACGCGCAGCTGAGCACCCTTCGGAGATTTCCACTCATGGCAAGCGGCATCGTTCTTGGGATTCCCCCGTCCATTCTGCAGCTCGTTCAGACGGGCTTGCTCGAGCGTGCATTCCACGACGCGCTCTTCCCTGCTCTGCTCTACCGACAGGAAGCTCTCTTCGAGGAGTGGGTAGCTCACGTCGGGACCCAGGTGATCATGAGCCGCCCCGGGCTGCTCTCGCCTGCGATCGTCCCGCTCATCCCGGGCAACGACCCGGTGCCGCAGACGCTCACCTACGAGCAGTGGATCGTCACGATGGCGCGCTACGGCTCGTCCATCGACACCCACATGCCGACGTCGGTGCTCAGCAACGCGGACCAGTTCCTCCGGAACATCCAGCAGATCGGGCTGCAAGCGGGGCAGACCATCAACCGCATCGCGCGCAACTCGCTCTTCCAGCCCTACCTGCAGGGGCAGACGATGAGCACGGTCGTGACCGCATCGACGGACACGCAGATCCAGGTCGCGAGTGTGAACGGGTTCCAGAACGTCGTGCAGCCGGCGACGAACGTGCGCCCGTTCGCCGTCAGCTCGGCGAACCCGCTCGCCATCACGATCCAGAGCGGTGCGACGACCCTGACGAACACGGTCGTGGGCGTGCAGCTCAACAACCCGAACGACCCGAACAGCCCAGGCGTGTTGCTCCTCGGCTCGCAGGTCGGCGCCATCGTCGCAGCCCGGTCTCCGGTGCTCTCGACGGTGAGCACGGTCATCATCCGCGCCGGTGGCGGCTCGGGCGTCGACGCGATCAGCGCGTCGGACACGATGACGCTGCAGGACATCAACAACTCGGTGCAGGTGCTGCGCACCAACAACATCCAGCCGCACGATGACGGCTGGTACCACGGCCACCTCCCGCCGATCATGAACAGCGAAGTGTTCGCTGACCCCGCGTGGCAGCGCCTCAACACGGCACTGCCGGATCACTCGAACTACAAGCAGGGGTTCCTGAACCCGACGCTGGGGGTGCTCTTCTACCTCAACAGCGAGTCGCCCACGCCGCAGACGACCACCGGGCTCGTCAGCACGGGCAACGCGGGCGCGCAGTACGCGTTCGACATCGGCGCGGAGGTCACCAACAACCTCGGCGTGAACATCAACCGCACGATCATCACCGGCAAGGGTGCCCTGATCGAGCGCGGGTTCGACGAGAGCCAGTACATCGGCGAAGCCGGTGTGACCGGGAAGATCGGCGAGTTCGACGTCGTGAACAACGGGCTCAGCATCGGGACGGATCGCATCCGGCTCGTCATCCGTTCGCCCCTCGACCGTCTGCAGGACGTCGTGAGCAGCACGTGGAGCATCTCCACTGCGTTCGCAGCGCCCTCCGACATCACGGCGACGTCCGGTCCCGCGCTCTATAAGAGAGCCATCGTGATAGAAAGTGCCTAGGACCCTCCTATCTCGGGCTTGCGGAGTGACCGCGGGCCCGGGGTAGTGCATCTTCGGGTTCGAGGAGAACGACGACCATGGGACGACGTGCGGTACCGGAGCTTCCGGCGATTGAGCAGACGAGCGACGAGGAGCTTCCGGTGTTCGGGAGCGAGGCGGAAGCGAGCGCAGCGCCCGGGGGCAAGCCCTCGAGCTACGTGGTTCGCGAGGGGAACATCCCCATGGTCGGCAACGCGGCGACGCCGATGCGCGCGAGTGCACCGCGCCCCGTGGCGCCCCCGCCGAAGCGGTATCGGGTGATGGGGCTCGAGCACGGCGGCAAGCTGTACATCGACCAGTCGGGACGGACGGCGCGCATGGTGCCGAACAAGATCCTCGACGAGCGGTACTTCAACATCGGCTTCCTGAAGTCGCAGGGATTCACCCTCGTCGAAGTGACGGACGGTGCCCCGCAGATTGGACGAATCCTCTGATGGCAAACGAGAGCGCACCGGCGACACCCGCGAAGGCTTCAAACCTCCGCAAGGGGCTCAACGCTGTCGACGCAGCGAAGGGGTACGTGCGCCCTCACCGCAATGCCGTGCAGCACGTGCGGAACGGGAAGAAGTGTCCCGTGACGATCCTCCGGGCCGACCAGGCGGACTTCCACGCTCGGCAGCCAGGGGTCATCAACACGATCACGTGCTCGACGTGCCGCGTCGTTTCGCCGGCGAGCGAGTTCGTGTGGAACGGGACCGACGAGGTGGTCGGCAGCGCGTAGGGCGGAAGAAGCTGCTTTGCTGGGACGGCGACCTCTTCGAGCGGAGGTCGCCGTTTCTTTGCCCGCGGTGCGGTCGACCGCAAGGACGTCGTAGGCTCGAAGCATGTTGACCCCGGAGGAGCGCGTCTCCGTCAAGCACCACCTCGGTTACCCGAACGCGACCGCGATCGAGACGTTCGTGCTCGGGGTGCCCGCGGCGATGGAGCCCCTCTTCATGCTCGAGGGGGCGATGAATGCGATCGCGCCCGCGGCGGAGGAGCGGCTGAGAGAGACCCTGCGGCGGCTCGAGAAGCTGGATAATCAGCTGGAAGACAACGCCGATGCCGTTCTGCTTTCGAAGGCAGACGAGGTCGAGTTTCGTGAGAACGAGTTCGAGCTGCTGCAGAAGCGATACCGCTACTGGCAGGGTCAGCTCTGCAACCTCTTGGGGGTACCGTGCGCGAACCCCTTCGACGCTCGTTTTTCAGGTAGTGGCGGAGGGTCAATCAACATCGGGGTGTCACACGGCTGACGCCGGATGTAGTGCCGCTGGCGCGTGAGCGGCGAATGCCCAGTGGTTCCGGTTCAAGCATCGGCCGCGCGCGGAACACCACGATCGGTACTCGCTCGAGTTTCGGACGTTTTCACCGTGCGTGCGGTTCGCGTGTACCTTGGCTGTCATCCGCGGCATGATCCGGAAGCGGAGCCAGAGGAGGATCTCCCATGAAGAAGTGGATGCTTGGGCTCGTGGCAGCGGTGGTCATTGCGTGCAGCCCTGCGCAGGTGGCGAACGACATCAAGGTGTTGAACGCGATCGACGTCGGGTGCGCGACGGCGGAGCTGGCGGGCAGCGTCATCCCCCCGGGGACGCCCGTCTCCATCGTCGCGGTGGACGTGGCGATCGCGTGCAACATCATCGACGCGGGGATCCCGGAGCTGGAAAAGATCATCACGAGCTTCGAGTCGCAGCCGTCGGTGGCTGATGCCGGCGCCCCGGTGGCGTCAGGGGCGACCTACAAGCCCGCGGCGTGGGCGGTACCCATCATCGCTGCCAAGAAGGCAGCGCGCGGCGCCAGGGCGCCCCACTAGACGCGTTTTTGGAGAGCCCCGTGAAGGTCCGCCCCATCACCCCCCGCGAAGCGCGTGGGAGCATCCTGCAGAGGGTGGCTCCGATGGTGGACCGCGCGCGGCAGGTGGCGACCAAGACGGGGCTCCGGAGCCGGCGGGTGTTCCTGGTGTGGACGATGTGGGACGGGGTCGAGATCGGCGCGGGGGACGAGGTCGAGCTGGCGCGGATGGAGCTGCTGCCGACGCCACGGGTGCAGGGGCTCGACGCGGTGGCGTTGCAGAGCTTCAGCGCCGGCATCCTGCCCGAGGGGTCGATCAAGGTGGACTGCGTGAGTGTGCGGTACACGGAGGATCAGCTGAATGGCCGCGTGGTGCCACCGACGTCGAAGTGCGCGCAGCCGACGGTGTGGGACCCTCCCCCGGTGAACGGGAGCTTCTTCTACGAGGTCGTCGAGGATGGGCGGGGGGATCAAGAGCCCGTGCGTCAGAAGTACCGTCTCAGCTCTCAGACGTGGCGGCGCGAGGGGCGCATCGCGTGGAGCTTCACGCTCGAGCGCATCAGCGAGGACACGAGCCCGGCGACGGGCAAGAGCCGGTTCGCGCCGGGCGAGCCCTACGGTGGGTAAGAAGGTCTGGGACCTGAACGACGCAGGGCTCATGCTCGGCGAGATCAAAGGGGAGATGAAGAAGGCTGCGCACGCGGGTCTACTCGCGGCAGCGCACCGGATCGTCGAGCACATCGTCGCCAACATCATCCCGAACCTTGACCGTCCCCCGGTGGACCGGGGGATCTACCGCGCGGGGTGGCGCGCGCGGAGAATCAGCGAAGGGGCGATCGTTGAGAACGTGGCACCGCATGCACCGTTCATCGAGTACGGGGTGCGCGCTGCGCACGTGAAGCCCGGGCGCGAGATGATCGACGCGTTGACGAAGTGGGTGCAGAGGAAGGGCATCGGCGGGCGCACTGTCAGCTCGAACACCAAGTCGTCAGCCGGGCTCTTCGGGACGCGCCACGTGAAGGCGAGCACGACTGAGGCGAGGAGCATCGCGTGGGCGATCGCGAAGGACATGCAGAAGCGCGGCATCTTCGCGCCCAAGGGGCTGCAGGTGCTCGAGAAGGCGAGCAAGGACTTCCCCCGGTTCATCCGGGAGGAAGTGATCCGGGAGCTGGCGAAGCTCTGAGGTCTGCGGTCGACCGCAGGGTCACTTCTTCCGTTTCGCCCTGATGGGCGACTCGACGATGACGGCGTGCGGCCCGGCTTCGGCGACGCAAGCGGGGCAAAGGTTTGGCATCGCGCCCTTGCCCGAGGTCCGGAAGACGATGCGCCGCATGTGGAGCATCGCGAGGCTGCCGCAGCAGGTCTGTACCGAGCCAAGCCTCGTGGAAGAGGTTCATGTCGGCGTAGAAGATGTTGCTGCCGAAGGGGGGGTCGGTGAAGACGTAGTCAACCGAGCTGTCGTCGAGGTGCGTGAGCTTGGCGGCAGAGGCGAGCTGGTAGCTGGCATGCTTATCCGGTTGACGCACTCATGAGGGCCTTTCCATTCTGGCGGTACTACGGGGGCAAGTTTCGAGCGGCTCCGCGCTATCCGAAGCCCATCCACGGGACCATTATCGAGCCATTCGCTGGAGCGGCGGGATATGCGCTGAGGTACCCCGACCTCGAGGTCATTCTCGTGGAACGGTATGCGGTGCTGGCCGAGATGTGGCGGTTTCTTCTCGGCACGACCCCTGCCGAGGTGCGGCGCATCCCTGCGGTGGAGCATGTGGACGAGCTGCCTGCGTGGGTACCAGAGGGCGCCCGGCACCTAGTTGGGTTTGCGATGAACAACGCCACCGTTTCCCCAAGTAAACAACTATCGGCGGGGAGGAAGAAGATGACGCTATTGGGGCGACGCTATGAGGGCTGGAACGACGCCCAGCGAGAACGCGTGGCGCTTCAGGTGCCCATCGTCAAGCACTGGCGAATCATCGAAGGAGACTATACGGCGGCGCCAACTGTGCGGGCCACGTGGTTCGTGGACCCTCCGTACTCGAACAAGGTCGGCTCGTACTACGTTCACTCCGATGTGGACTATTCAGCGCTCGCGGCGTGGTGCCAAGAGCGTGTAGGTCAAGTTATCGTTTGCGAAAACGAGGGGGCGACATGGCTTCCGTTCCGGCCATTCGCGACGTTCAAGGCGGGCATCAATGGTTCAGGGTCGAAAGAAGTAATTTGGACGGGAGGCTTGGGTGCATGAACCGGATAAGCATGGTAGCTGGCCTTGTCCGCGAAGCTGCGTAGAAGCAGGGGAGCTTGATCGAAGAGGAGCTTGTCCGAAGGCTTCGTGAAGACCTCGATGAACGGTCGGATCGCCCCGACAGGAACCTTCGTCAGGTAGGAGTGGCAGTTGTAGATCGCGTCCGTCCGAGGGGCGTTGACGACGGCTGGGAGCGCGTTCAG